ACTCCTGAACCATAACGACCAGCTAAAGATGCTGTGCCTTGTGCAGCTTTAATAGCGTCATTATAAGCTTGTGTAGCAGCTGCTGTAGGTGCAGCTAATGCGTTCATAAGGTATGGGTTACCAGCACTTAAGTATTGACCTTGCACAGTTCCTAATTGTTGTTGTTGAGCAGATGCTGTAAGTGGACTACCAGCTAATGCACGTTGTTGAGCAGCTTGTAATGCTGATTGTGTTTGTGCAGAAGGTGATACATATGTTTGTGTAGGGAAATATTCTGGAGTAGTAGTTTGATATAGGTTTTTAGCCTCACTTAAACCATACTCTACATAAGGTCTAATAGTAGGATCTAACTCTTGTTTAGTAGTAGATGATTGTTGACCTCCACCACCGCCTCCACCATAAAATGTAACTGATTGTACTAATTCTTGTACCCAATTGTGTAACTTAAACATATTCTTTCCTTAAAGTGTATATTCCCATGTTTGAGGTTTAAAACCCATTTGTCTTGCCTTACGTTCCCATCCACGTCTTTCAGAGTTAAACGTAACTTTAGTTTTACCGCCTTGTTTTGCTATTTGTTGAATCTCTTGAAATGCTTGCATAAAGAGTGTATCGTCATTAATTAATGACCATGCAGCCCAAACATGAAGCCTATTTCCGATTGGTTGAAGTACTACGAATCCTACTGGTTTGTGATTTATAATTCCCATAAACAACATAGAACGTTGTTCATAGCAATCGCAATATACGTCCTCTGGTATATACTCGGTATGACCTTTAGACCTGACTATTTCTAATCCGTGTCTAATGTATTCCCAATGTTGACGTAATTGATCTTTTGGTATATAATGTAATATCATCCTACTATTATATAACGATATGTTCTATCTGACACAGAATTTGCAGGGTGAGTTATAGTTGCACTGCCTTTAGTTTGTGCACTCACATATGTTGTTGTAAATAAATTAGTAGTATATGAGTTAGAACTTAAGTACTGTAATGTAGCTATAGCACTAGGTGTTGCAGGTCTAGTAGGACTTGTTTGTGCTGGCAATTGCTCAATAGTTACTTGAGTTGATGTAGTAGCCCACATAATTTGTACATAGTCATTTTTAGCTAATTCTAGATAAAAATTTAATGCAGCAATAAGATGTCCATTTGTGCCACCATGACTATTTGGCACAGAAAATTTACTATTAGAGTTTGCAATATCTGTACCATTTTTTCTAAACCAAATATCTACATCTTGTATTTGTGTGTCTGTATTAGCAAATTGAATACTAAATTGTAAGTTATAAAGTCCAGAATAATTTACATTTAATCTTGAACTATTACTTAATGATGCACCTAAAGCATAATCAGTAGTATTAAAAGTTACAGCATATGCTGTTGTTGTACTTGCTGCTGATTGATCTGTGCTATCTTGTACTGCTAAATATGGATAATAGTCTGTAGCAGCAACCATAGTAACTGGTTCTATTAATATAACAGACTCATAACCTATACGTTCATTATAGATTGTGGTTGTTGTAGCTCCACCTGTAGCTAAAGTAAATTCACCTGTATTATTAGATTTTCCCTCTACAAGATTATTGACCACCTCTGATATTTCACGAGGTTGACCTCCCATAGGAGGCAGTTTGCGATACATATCACGCATTATCTTCCACCTTGAGGCTTAAAGTCTACATCCATTCCTATAGCATAAATCCAACTTCCTGTTGGAGTTAAAGTAATTCTATGATAACGACCAGCACTTCTTACAGAGCATCTACCTTCAGATGATGCAGCTACTGTAGAACCATATGTAATAGTGTCATCTAATTCACGTCTAGAAGCCACAGCAACGCTTGCAGAGCCATTTTCTAGTTGAGGTCTAATCAAGGTAATAATTGAATTATATCCAGCCTCTATGTCACCTGTAGTAAGTGTGCCAGTAGCATTTGTACCTGTAAATGTAATAATCTTATTGTCACGAACACCAGCAAATAGTAATTTACCACCTACCCATAGTCTTGAATCTAAAGATGTTGTAAGATCATCTAATAATCCAAAAGCATCTAGATCTTCTAAAGTAACACCAGAAGTAGTGACAGATGACACATAGTCTACGTCTGTAGCAGCTTTAGACCATTTATCTGTTTGCCAATTATATATCAGTAATGAACGACCACCAGAAACGTTAGGAAAGTTCCATACTACAATGTTTCTTACTGGATCAACTGCTGTACTGCAAGTATTAATTTGACCTAAATCACAGTTTGCAAAAAACCATTTGTCTATCTTTTCTGTGCCAATACCTTTTAGATTTATACCATCACAAGAATAGAAACCATCATCTGATAAGAAGTATGTAGTTTGACCATACTGTGCTACTGTAGATCCATCTGTACATCCTAGACCACGAGAGATAGTGTCAAATTGGAAGAATAATGGTGATCCAATATATGACATACGAATCACACCACGTTCTAGTAATACTAAACCAAACTCGCCACCTGTTATCCCTTGTATATTACCACCATCGCTGATTATTTGATAATCACTTTGTGAAGCACCACCAGATGTCCAGTCAGTTTCATCATTAATATCTGACCATTGTACTTTATTAGGTGCACCACTAATATTAGCAGCCACCACAAAGTCACGAACTACTGTGATATATTTACAAATAGGTGCTGAAGCATTAACATCTGCAAATGCAGTAGAACTGTTTACAGTCCATGCTTGAATCTTTTCAGCATTGTTAGCAGCTAATAATACGTCACCAAACTGTGCAAAACTCCAACGATCTGAACCACTATAGCCACCAACTTTAGATACGTCTGATAAATTTTTAGTAGCTGTGTTAAATTTAAATAGTTTAGTAGCACCACCTGCAAATAGCTGTGTTACTGTACTAAATTTACCAGCATAAACGTTATTAAGGTTTTCACTAGCAGCATTAGAATAATCTACAGCATTTGGGAATGGACTGTATCCTTGTACTAATGGCACAACGTTACTTACGTCAACTAACGCACCACTTATGGATGGTTGGTCTGGTAACCATTCTGCAAAATTTATTCGTTGGGTAGCCATGTATTAGAACTTCCTGTTATGTCTGTCCATGTTTCAGAACCAGTTGTTATATTTGTCCATACTTCAGAGCCAGCAGCAATATTGCTCCACTCTTCACCTAATCTTCTTCCTGCTGCTGATACTGTAGCGTTTGCTGTAACAGATCCAACACCATACCAAATAGCTCTAGGACTTGCTGATAAAAGTGCATTGGCAGTAACTGTACCAAATCCTTCGTATAAAACACCACCATTAGCAGTAGATGCAGCAGTAGCGTTTATACCTGCAGTAGATGTTCTATATCGTATAGCACCTGCAGTAACTGTAGCATCTGTAAATATAGATCCTGTAGCAAAAGCATATGAGAAAGGATTATCTACATATAATGCAGCACTTCCACTGATACTTGCACTAGCATAAGCCTCTGAATAACCATCTGCTGATACTAAAGCATTAGCAGTAATAGATGGGCTTGTAGTTCTAATAGCGTAAGCATTAGACTCACATTGTGCATTAGCTGTAATCGCTGCACTAGATAAAGCTATAGAGTATCCATTAGCTGTGACAGTAGCGTTAGCATCTACCTGTGCTGTGCCTAGTACTACACCACTAGCAAGAGAACTAAATGCTGTCTGTGCAAATGCACTTATGCCAAACATTAGTCAGCCTGTTCTGGTGTGTTGCCTTCACTCACCCATTTTAGGTAGGCTTGGTAGTCTGTGTTAGCTGGGTTAAATGGAATATAAGCATTATCTGGCAGTCTTTTAATGCTTGTAGTAGATGTTTCCTCTGTCATTACACTTTTAATATATTGATAGGTATACATAATTATAACTCCGCACTTGCTGAATAAGTTGTTAAGTAAGTATTATCCGCTAATCTCATCATATACATACCACTTACACCTACATTTTCTATAGTATTATAATTGCCTGTTAAATCTGCAATTGTTGGTGTAGTTCTCATGGTCACTGGAAAAAAAACTGTTCCAATGTATTTGCCAGAAGAATATAACATGCCATGAATATTTGGACTTCCAGGATATTTATAATAGTATCTAAAGCAATTATTTAACTCTTGACCATACATTCTTCTCTCAAATGGTGTTGCTGTTGAGCCTATTTCTAGTTGGACACCTGTGATGTAGAAGGTAGCTCCATTAGTG